ACCCCTGGTTTGAACTTGCGGGCAAAATCGTACTGTGCAGAGTTCCGACGTAAGCACGCCAAGGACCCAAACTCATACCCGCTTCACTGGCTGGTGAGAAACTTGTTAATTAGCGAATTTGCTAGTCGAGCGGTTACCCCAATTGGTCCTGGTACTCGCGCATACACAATCCAAAAGGAGATGGAAAATGAGTGACTTCGAAGACCTCGACGGCGACGAACTTGATTACTGGCTAGAAATGGCCACCGAATATTTAGTCGCGCACAACTTTCTACCGTTGAGCGACGAAGTGTGGGAGACAGATAAGTATCTCGACCAGATAATGGCTAAAGCGCAAGAACTATTCGACGAATCAGCTCTTTAGAATCTTGTCGCACTCCGCGATGACTCTGTCGCACTCTGCAATTTCTAGTTCTAGTTTCTTGATATCCGCTTCGAGTTTGGCAATGTACTTGTCTAGCGCCTGAATCTCCTGCTCGGGAGCTTGCCGTTTCGCCACCTAATGATTATATATCGAACACGCTGTTCTGCGGGAAGGCGATTCGCTTAGCGTTTTCTGGGTCCAGATAAACCATCACATAGGAAAGCTTCATCCCATCACCTTCGTCTTCCATGACGACATCAATTGTCTCCGGTGATATCAACAAAGCATTTGCCAGGCCGGCACGTATAAAGCCAATCTCTTGTTCTGTTTGTGCAATGTCTTCTGCGATGTCATCAATCCACGGGGCTTCAATTGGTGGGTCGACTATCGCCGGTCTTGCCAGGCTGCTGAGAATTGACTCCGCCAACCCAGCCTTAACACAGTCAAGGCAAGCTATCTTCTTGGTTGACGCAGCTCTTTTGCGTATCTCCTTATGGCCGCAATCAAGCTTATGGATGTACTGGACCTTGCTCCATTCGCCGGTCTTGATTATCTCGACTACGGAACGTTGTGGTGCGCTCTTACGGTTACTGCTCATTGAGGATTTGGTCTACGAAAGCATCAAGATGTAGTTGCTCAACGACCTCAACAACACTCACCCGATTCCCGTTGGGTAGGTCAACATAAGTGTCGCAGAGCTGTTGGAATACGCCGTCTTCGCCTTTTGTGTCTACCGAACCAGCAGCAACAACGAATGTCTGTATTGCCTGCTTGCATGCTGGCAAAAATTCAGTTGAAACAGGTGGGTAATGGTTGGCTGTCAAGTGCCATATCAGTGCCTGTTCAAGTTCAGCATGCTGTGCTGCGCCATATGCATTCAAGTAACCCACTAGTCCTCCTTCATGAATGACTTAATTGCAAGACCGAACATGTAAGCAGACAGGACTAGGACGACCAAACCGATAACACTATCCATTACTCTCATGGCCAATTCCTTCCTTCAAGAAGTCCAATACTATCTGTTGCGCGCTTGCAGTCTCGTCAACCTCAGTTCCCTCTGTGGCCGCGTTAACGATAGAGCGCTTTGATTCAATCAACTCGAATATCTCTTGGTCTATCGTCCCATTAGCAATCATGTACGTTGCCATCACGGAACCCTTTTGCCCGATTCGATGACAACGGCTGTATGTCTGGTCAACGTCTGCCGGCGTCCACGGGAGCTCTACAAACAACACGTCTTGTGCTGCGGTAAGGGTGTGGCCGGTCTTGGCTGCCTGCATGGACAAAACAATCACTGGAGCTTCATCAATGCTCCCGGTTTGGAACTTGGCTTTGTGCTCTTGAACATCTTCTACTGCCATACCGCCCTGAATTTTTAGGCCGCAGTAGTGGTCCGCAATCATGTCGACAATCTCTCTATGGTGAGCTGCGACAACAACTTTGTCTCCGGATGCAATCTTGCCATCAATCCACTCGAATACCGACTCCATCTTGGCTTTTGCGGCTAAGCGACGCAACACGGATATGCGAACAAGATGCTCGTTGGCTTCTGCGCGAATCTTTGCATGGACTGCGGCGTTCCATATTGATGTCCCCATTTCAAGAGCGACTTCTTTTGCTCGCCGGGTGATGTATTCGATAATGTCGCGGCGTGCCTGTTCATACTCCTTCATGCCGGCTGCGGAACCAGATACAACAACCTTGGAGTGACGGACTGCCGGCAAATCGAGAAGAACTTGGTCCTTGGTTCTACGTATGTAACAGGTTGCGCGAAGTGTGTCGTTTAGCTCATCGAGGTTTGTCGCGCCGTCAATGTGCCATTGTCCAAAGCGGTCACGAAACGCACCACAATAACGTCGGTAGAAACCCCATAGCCCACCGAATTTGTTGAGCTGGCCGAGGATATCGAGCTGTGGACCAAACTCTGCTGGTCTATTGGTTATCGGTGTTCCGGTAAGACACAGCACGAGACCGTTCTTGTCAGCAGAGCGCGCCATTTTGATAGCAGACTTTGTTCGCTTGGCAGTCGGTGTCTTTGCATAGTGCGACTCATCGAATACGTAACTCTTAAACCCGGTGAGTGCTTTAACCCAGTGGTCTATATTCGAGTAACCGACAACAATCACATCAAAGTGTTCTCGGTCCGGAAACTCCGAACGATTTGCTACCGTGCCGACTTTGCGATGCGGTAACCATTTGTTGAACTCATCGCGCCAGTTGAGAACCAAACCTGGTGGACAAACAATTACTGCCGGATATGCATCTGCGTATTCAAGCGACGCGATTGCTTGAATGGTTTTCCCGAGTCCCATGTCATCAGCAATGAATGAACGTTTTGCGTTTGTTGCGTATAGTACGCCGGCTTTTTGGTACGGGAGTAGTTCGCCGTTAAGCGATGGTAAGTCCAGCTCTGCTGTAACTGCTTTTGCCGCCGCGATTGACTCTGTGCGCGCAGTCTCTATCTGCGCTGCCATTTCACTTATTTCACTTGGAACGTCGTAGCCAAAGGCTTCTGCAAAACCAATCACAGAGCGAACGGCTGTTAGGGGCGCCTTCCAAGCCTTTGACTCAGCATCCCATGTAACACCCGGGACTCCTTTGACCGCCCGAACGCGTACTGGGTCGTAGCTAAAGCTCATGAACAACCAGTCGTCTGCTTGGTAAACACCAGTTCTTTGAACCGTTTTGTCAGGAAGTGTGAAGGTCAGCACATCATTGTCAATGTGGAAGTTGTGTTTGTTGGCGAAATCACGTGCCTCTCGGAGGCTTGACATCGGAACTCGCCACACACGACTGACTTTGTCCCACTTTGCGCCGTCTATTTTCTTTATTTCTGCAACCTGAGCAGCGTCGTAAGGAAAGTCAAAGACCAAATGGTCGTTGGAAAGTGCGAGCGTCTCAGCCATCAAAGTCATGATACAACTCGTGAGCCCCGACCAAAACCCCAAACCAAAAACCAGATGCGGCTGGCTGGCTGCACCGAAGAAGCAGAGGTCGCAAAAACGCAAAAAGAAAAGCCCGCCTCAGGGGGTTGAGACGGGCTTTCCTTGCTTGTTGTGTTTAGTGCGTTTAGATAACCATCATTACGATGGCTATCGCTACACAAGTTGTCAGAAATGACATCTTGCTCTCCTTCTTTAAGTAGGTTTATTAATAGTAGCCATCAAATTTGCGCTTGTCAAGCACCCTCGGGCAGGTCGGTTCAACGAACTCCTCAGCGACGCAGCCACGATGGCGACGCCGCCTCGAGGGCCGGCCGTCCGGTCGAGGACCGGGTCATGATTCAACGGGGCTCTGAGATGGCATCAACAACCGACGGTGGCGGAAGAAGGACGTGAACGGGTACAGCAAAAAGCCCCACCTGCTGTTGGGCAAGTGGGGCTTTCGGGGGGGCTTGGGTTAGTTACTCGGACTGCTTTATGATTTCGGACGCCTCAAGAATGGCATTTTCCACCACCTTGTGCGAAGCCGAAGCAAACAGTTCAGCGAGCGTTGCTGGCAAAGTGGCAAGGTACTTTAGGATTTCTACCTGCTCATCTTTCAGCAACAGTTCGTTTGTGTCGTCGTTGATTTGCTCAAGCATTTCAGCGATTGACTGACACTCGTCCGCTATCTCTGACAGCGTTTCTGTTGGTGATTGCTTCATTTTCCCCCCTTTCTGCTACCTATTGTATGGGGCACAAGTACCCCTTGTCAAGTTTATTTCTAGTGACTGTTGGCACACCGCCTAGTGTGTCTGGCGTCACACCGCCTCTCTCTGTGTCGGGCGTCACACCGCCACCCACCGTGTGTCGGGCGTCACAGGCGCGTGTCTGGCGTCACACCCTGTGCCTGTTGTCACACTCCGTGTCAGGCGTCACAATGGCGAACAGGTGTTCGGTCGGCAGCGGACGACAGGAACTTCTCCGCCGCCAGCCCGCCGCCGAGCCGTCGGGGACATCAAGTAGCGGGGCTGCGATGTCCCCGACGAACTTCTTTTGACGGTGGCGGATGAACTGCGGTTGGACATCATAACTTGGTTGTCAAGTTTGTTTGATAAAAAGTTTTGCCATGACAGACATCAAAGTTGGGCAACAACCTTCATGCGAGGGATAACCCACACGAGGAAGAACTCCTGAGACTGGGTGTTCGCTTCGCGAGCCCCGCTCTCCGCGAAGCGAACTCAGATGGGAAACCTTCAGAGCCGTTCGGGGACAACAAAAAACCCACCCGTTTGGGTGGGTTAGTTGCTTTCTTTTATGCGATTAGTGCGAGTAAACAAAAAAACACAACGAGTGTTATGGACTGGGACAAGATTTCACCCCCAATTCTCCTTTTTCCATTGTTCCCACTCTTGTCGTTTTCGGTCTATGTAATCACCGAGTGGTATTCCGATAAGAATTGAGATGAGTATTATTTCGTGTATCTTCACTTCACCCCCTTTGTTTTAGTAAAGGGTAGCAAGTGGTACGCAGATAGTCAAGCATAGTTGAGCGCACAGGTCAAGCCAAGTGCGTGGTCGTTCGTCACAGGTCGCTGGCGTTCCTGACCTGCTGGGTGACTTAGTGCTAAACACCTCTTAGTTCAGTTTTTCCGTTTTTCTGAACTTTGGCTTCTGGGGTTATCAGCCGTCGGCTGAGGGCTATCCCCCGTTTGGCACGGGGCTGCCAGACGGGGGACATCTTCTTCTGACGGTGGCGGAAGAGTTGGGGCTGGCTCACACGCCACCTGCTCACCGACAGCCTGCGCTACGAACGGGTCGCTAAGGACTTTTGGGTTCGTGAAGTTGCCCCTGTAACCGTACCGAACGCTTGCATTTTGGCTTCTCGTATTCTTACGGTTGCTCTGAACAAGTACGGAGTGACTGCGAACGCCACTCAGATTGACGCCGCCTGCTGGAACGCCGAGGGTTACCGCCTACGAAACGACTTGACCGCTACCCGTCAGTCCAAGACAGCTTGGTCAGTCGGAGTTATGTCTGAGCCGAGCCGAGCTTGGATTGCCAATGAGATTGCTTCGGGTTCTAATCCATTTGACCGAGATTTCTTTGGTCATCTCGTGGTTGAGACCGAGCATCACTTTATTGACTTTACTGCTGGGCAGTTTGACCGCCCTCAACACGGCATTGTGACGGGTTCGCCCCTCATCGTGCCTCATCACCGTCTCGTTGAGACCGATGTGTGGTGGGAAGTGCCGATTACCGAGGGCATTTACACCTTCCGTGACGCCAAGTACCCTTCGTCACCACGCAACGCACCCGATTGGCACACGAACTACAAGCGTGACGCCAAGCGTTTGATTGACGAACTGCGCCCCCTTCTGGGCTAGTTCCTCGCATTTCCTTCCCCGTCTGGGCGATGTCGCGCGCCCGCGCTTCGCCGCCGCAAGCGATTTAGCGTAGCGGCGGGTACGGGGCTGTCATCTCCCCATGACATCTTCTTCTGACGGTGGCGTATGAACGGGAATAGCAAAACGGGCAGACACGATAACCGTGCCTGCCCGTTTGTTCGGGGGATTCGTTGTGTGGTTACTGACTAAGTAGTAGCGCTAGTACGAACACGACGATTACCGTCGCCGTCACTCTCCACCATCATCTGAGCCGTAGCGAACTGAGTATGCGCGTCCCATTGGGACATCATGGTGTGAGAGATTGCAGTGAAGTACCTCTCCGTCCAACTTGTAGCGCAAGTGCCATTCGCTATTGACGGTGATTCCACGAACGAACTCGGGAATGGTGCGAGCCTCAAACTCTCCCGATACCGAACGATTCCACAATGGGAGTCCGTCTACTGCCCAAGTATCACTCGGGTTGTTATCCCACCATTGTTTTATCTCACAATGGAATAGGTGTAGTGCGTCGTCCCAGCATGAGCCGTCGCAATACTCCGCAGGTTCGTCTGTGAACTCTTCTTTTATTGGGTCATACTTTGTGCAGGTGCAGGTGTTTTGGATTAGCCCGTCCCATGCAACTTTTTCTTTTGTAGTTGTCATGACCTAAGAATAAGACATAAGTAGTACCTTGTCAAGTCATTTTCTCTGTGCTTGTGGTCACGCTTGCAGTTGCGCCTGAGGTTTCAGCCGGCAGGTCTGGTCACGCCGGCAGGTCGCCATCAACCGGACGCCGGCGCTCGGGGTTGGTTTAGCGGGGCTATCAACTCACCCCGCGTTATCTTCTTTTGACGGTGGCGGAAGAGTTCCTCACGAGTGGGTACGAACGACAACGGGCGCACCTACCGAGTTGGTAGATGCGCCCGTGTTGGGGGTTGGTTGGGGGATTTGACTAGCGCATTACTTCCAAGTGGACAAGTCCAAGACGACTTCAGCGAGTTGGTCGCAGTAGATGTGCGACTTTTCTTCTTCTACTACTTCCGTGTGTGCGAGTTTCCCCGTTTGTATGTAGCGGATACGTTTGACTATGTAGGTGTCTGAATAATCAAGCACTACTTCTATGCGTCGGGTTGAGGTAATCGGCAGGATTACGCCGACTGTCTCGCCTTCCTTATCTTCTAGGCAAGCCATACGCCCGCCCGATACGGCAAGCACTACCATTTTCCCGATTTGGTTCATTACTTCGCTAGTGTCGCACGGTCTCCCGTCACGCACTATGCCTATCAGGTGACAAGACGAACCGCCCTTGCCCCATTTGAGTGTGTTTGTCATAGTTCTATCGTAGGGCAGTTGTGGGTCTTTGTCAAGTTTCTTTGGTGTGTCTGTTGGCACGGCGTAGGGTTTCGGTTGCTCTTTGCTTTGGACAGTCCAGGCGTCGGCTGAGACTCAGAGTCCCCATCTGGGGCGTTGGTTAGCGGGGCTGGCGAACGCCCCAGACATCTTCTTACGACGGTGGTGGATGAGGAGTTCGGGTACACAAAAAAAGACCACCCAGCCATCACGACTGAGTGGTCTTCGGGGGGATTTGGTTAGTTCTGAGGGCAGTCTTCGTAGGGGTTTTCGTTGCCTTCGTTGTCTTCGCACGAACAAAAGCCGAACAGAGCCACCTGTGTTTCGTGTGTGAGTTCGGCTAAGTCTTCGTAGGAAGGTGAACCGCCGAGTTGGTCTATCACCACACTCCAAAAGTCCACGAACAGTTTTTGTTTTCCGTTCACTACCTTCACTCTAGGGCATAAGTGTTCCAAAAGCAAGTCTTGAGCCGAAAGTCACATTACATTTCTCAGCACAACGAACCTCAATAAGTATGAGAGAGAGGAAGTTATGCCGAAAGACGACAGCCGAACCTATGAACAGATAGCAACCGAGACCTGCGAGTTGATTTGCGCCCTACAGGACGCTGTGGGGGTTCTATTTCCTTGGCGCATGTCTGACTGCGACAAGATAGTTCTGTCCAACGACACCATCAAGTCGCTTATCAACGCCATCAATGACTGAACCTGCTCGACCTGAACTGACCCTGCTCGACCGGAGAACCGGCTTGGACGTCCAGTTTTGTAATCCAGCGGGGCTGGCGAACGCCCCATCTGAGTTCTTCTTTTGACGGTGGCGTATGAGTACGGGTCGCACTTGCCCGTACACGCAATAAGGGCGGGCGCACTCCCCGTTGAGAGAGTACGCCCGCCCCTAAGGTGCGGTAAGCGTTATGCGCTTAGATACGGTTTGCGATACCGATGAGGTCGGCGATTACTTGGTGTTGGTCTGCCAACTTGGGCAGTTCAGCGATGACGGACTGCTCAAACGCTTTGAGTGCTTTCTCCGAGTAGCGAGACACGGGTACACGCATAACTGTTGCGTATGGGTAGTTCGTGCGGTCAAACGGCGACATGAAGGTAATCGTGATACCTGCTGTCTCGCTTGGCTTCCAATGAACTTTGCGTAGCGAGGCGATGAACTGCTTGTTGCTCGCATCGTGTCGCACTTCCAACTCCACCTGAACGCCAACTTGCTCGTTCGTGTGTTCCAATGTCTCCAAGTCGGTTGCTTCCGACTTCCAAACACGGGTTATCTCTCGGTCACGCAACTTGGTTGCGTGGGTTTTCGTGAGCATCTGGCTCACGGCTTGGTTGTTATCCATGATTACCCCCTTCGGTAATGAGATAAGGATACGGCATAACTGCCCCTAAGTCAAGTCTTTGCGGTGGTCGTGCGTCACACACGGCAGGCAAGTCTTCGGGCAGACGACGACGGCTGCGGCAGCGACAACCCCCGACGGGGGACATCACTCGGCGGCCCCGCGCCCGCCGACCAGCCAGCGTTCATCTTCTTGTGACGGTGGCGGATGAATAGAAAAAGCCCCCACCCACATTTCTGCGGATGGGGGCTAGTTCAGGGGTTGGTTAGGCGTAAGCCCACTCGCCGTCGTAGCGATACTCGCCCACGAAAGAGAGCGTTTTATCGTTCTCTATCTTGTGAGCGAAGATGGCTTTGTCTCCAAGCACATAGACATACTCTGCCCATGCGAACTCATGGTCGTTTTGCGTGAACCATTTGACTGATTTGATGTCCGAGTGTGCCTCGCCGTAGCCTTCCACGACCTTCCACTCAGTTTCACGGGTTTCGTAATCGGGGTCAATGACAGACCACGAAAGGTTGTCATGGAGAAGTGTCTTTCGGACTGTCTCCACTCCGTCACGAAGCACGAGTTTGGTGAGTTGTGGGAGTTTGACAGATGGGTAGCCGTCCCAATGGGCATAGCGACCTCTCCATCCATCTCCGTAGGGTTCAGCGATAATGCTACGAGTTGCCATCTGACACCTCGCTTTCGGTATCCCACTTGGATACTTCCTCTAAGACATCATTGAGCGATTTCTGAACAGCGATAATGCTGTCCAATAAGTAATCTTTGATGTCTTTGCTTACGAGCACTTGGCGTTTTGCCATGTTTAGTTCTCCTCTATGAGTTCGTATTCGTCTATCCCCTCAATGAGAGACAGATTTGAGCCGCTATCCCATTGGATACCGAGCACGGTGTCTCCCCAGGGGTCTTGGCGTTTTCCTGTGACAGTTCCGAGCGCACCGCTTTCTAGGTCGGTGAACTCGTCTGCCGTGTGTATCAGTCGGATACGGGTCACTTTTTCACCTCACGGAAGAAAGCCTTAGAAGCCGTATCTCCGATAGTGAGTGACATACCCTCAACCGCAAGGATGTCCAACAGGCGCAAGGATGGCATTTTTTCCTTGTCCCACTTTTCTATTGCGGTTGCCAAGCGTTCTGCCATCTTTACTTGGATGTCCAGCGTTTCTTCTTCGGTCTTATTGGCGAAGAAGTCTTGGACATCTTTTGGAAACTGTGTCAGGTTCACTTGATACCGACGAACAGTTCTGCTGGCTTTACGCCAATGGCTTCGCACAGGCGGAACAGCGTGTCAAGGTTTGGTGAGAAGTGTCCGTTCTCAATGCGGTTCACCGTCTTGCGGTCAATACCCGACGCTTGTGCGAGTTGCTCTTGCGTCAGGTCGTTTTCTAGTCGCAGTTCGCACAGGCGTTCTGCGACGATTTTTTCTTTCTTGGTCTTTGGCATTTTTCTTTCCTTTGTTTGTTGGTTGGTTATTGGTATTACATCAGCAGATGGCAAAGCCACCACAGGTTTTTAGAAAGCGGGCGAACTCACGGATGTTCTGTTGGTTTATGGCATAACTCGCCATGTGTGGCTCTTGCTTGCCTTCACCATTACATCCATTACACATTGTTTCGGTAATCGTTTCTCCGTTTTCGGGCGTGACAGGTGTGTATTCGGGGAGCGTCTGCCCTTGTCCGAAGATGTCACTCATGTAGTCGTACTCCCACGCTGAACGCTGGTCGCCATTTGCCTTCGTGAGCCATTGACGAGTACCCGTTGAGCGACAATGAACGCACAGACGCTTTGGAAGCGTGTTGATGAACTCTGTGCGCTCTTTGATGTATTGCTTTGCTGTTCCATCTTTGAGTGAAGCGTACAGACGCTTGGAGAGTTCTTCACTATCAAGTGCGTCAAGTCCGTCACCGTCGTTGGAGTGTGCGTTCTCTACTTGGTCGCAGATTTCGGGTGCGATAGCCGAGCAGTAGTCCCAAAGCGGATGCCACCACCAAATGTTGTTGCGGAAGTATTCGCCCTTTTCGTCTGTGGGGTTCTTCCCCATTACATCCATACCCATTAGGTATCTCCCTTCGTGTACCACAAAGATAGCGTGATGTACCACTAAACGCAAGTCCTATTTGTGTGTCTTTTGGCACGGGCTGGGACAGGGCGACGAGGAGAAGTTCTGGTTAGGTGCGCCTAACTAACGTCTCCCAACGGGGCTCTCGCGCAGCGCGCAAAGTTCTTCTGGTGACGGTGGCGTATGAGGAGTTGTCCGTCGGAAATCAAATGCTTGACTTTTACAAATCGGTTGCTTACGATACATCTATGCGCACTTATCACTATTACAGAGTTCGCTCAATGGTTCGTTTCGCCTTTTGGGGAACGGTGGCATTGGGTGTATTTTGGTTGGCAAAGAGTTCCATAGAGAGTTGGGACAACTACAAATGCCACCCAACGAAAGTAATCGTTGAGCAAAACGACACGCTTTGGGCTATCGCTGAGCGAAACTGTCAAGGCTCAATAGAGAGTGCCGTACACGACCTAGTTGAGAAGCGTGGAACAGAACTCGTACGCATTGGTCAAGCAATAGAACTAACAAGTAAGCCTTAGGAGAAAAATGAAAACCAGCGCATTTGACTTGTCCACCTGCGACAAGTGCGACAAGCCGACCCCATACGGGTACGGTCACTACATTGGTATCGGTGTAGGCGACATCAGAGTATGTTCTGAGTGCCTCGCCAAAATCACAGAACACCCTTGCGTCAGCGACACAAACTAAGTGTCTGTCTTTATCGGTGTTTTGGTAGTGCTGTTATTCCTGCTGTCTAACTAACTACAAGTCAAACAGGGTTTCTTCCTGCCCCTTCGGTGGGCTTTCCACGCATACTCGGTGTGCGTAGCGATACAGAGGTTCAGTCTGTCGCACCCCACTCGTCTTGCCTACGGGTATCCAGCAAGTCACCTGATGGTAAGTTCCTGCGCCCTTCGGGTCAATGCCGTGTCCACAGACGACGCACGAGTAAAGGTTCATTTGGACATCATACCGGGGCTGTCGGGTGGGGCGCAACATCTTCTTACGACGGTGGCGTATGAGAAGGGGGTACAAACGAAAGAGGCGCACCTGCCTTTCGGCAAGTGCGCCCCTGTCGGAAGCGAAGGTTGAGGTCGCTTAGTTGTTCTTGTGAACGAGTTTCAGAATGGTCGTCACCAATGCGTCAGCAAGCGAACCCGTCGCCTTGCCTTCGTCGGTGATGATTTCATCTTCGTCAGAGAAGCCGAGTGCGCTTCCTGCTTCCAAGTCCTTGTTCACCAAGGTAATCAAGCGAACACGACGACGCTGTGGGTGCTTTGAGGGGGCGAGGTTGTTCTCTCGCTTTGCCTTCGTAGTTTTTTCGTGATTTATGGGTGAAGCCCAACCACAAGTCTCCACGCCGATACCGATTTCATCTGCGTTGAGCGACTTATTTGCCGTGAGGTCAAGTGCTTCGTACACATCTCCCCCTGCGACGAGGATACGACTGAACCCGTCAGCCGAGATAGCAAAGATACGAGCCTTCGCTATCGTGAATGGGTCGTCGTGGTGAGTAGCAAGTTCGTGCCACATCTCCGTTGCGACTTCCGTTAGTGGTTTATCTGTCATCTACCTATTCCCTTCTGTGTAGTGGTAGTAGGTACAAGGTACAAGGGACACCTATGGTCTGTCAAGTCATTTCGCTGTGACTTGCGATACTTGGGCGCACCTAACAGGTTGCGAGGCAAACTTGTTAGGCTTGCCTAACTTTGTTAGCATTTGCGCTAACACCAGACCTGAGTTCTTCTGGGACATCTAGGGACATCTGCCCGGGGCTGTCAGGTGTCCCCCGTTTATCTTCTTACGACGGTGGCGTATGAGTGGGTACAAAGAAGAAGGGCGCACCCCCCTTTCGGAGAGTGCGCCCTGTTCTGGGAGTGTGGGAAGTAAGAAGGGTGACTACCCGACCAACCCAGAAATGTCATCAGGTACTTGGCTCTTACCCAATGCGAACATAAGTGCCTGTGCTGAAACGCTGTATGATTTCGTGAGTTCGGCTATGAAGTTCTCTTTGGCTTCTTCATCAGTACCCGTCATCACGATTTCCATTTTCGCCATAAATGCGTCAAGGTCAAGTTCGCCCTTCTCGGATTTATCTGTTATGGCTTGCCAGCACTCTTTCGTCACTTTCAGCATGAAGGACTTGCTCATAAACTCTGCTACCTGTTCCTTCATCTTCTTGGCAACCTTCTTGCTGTTGGGAAGGTCGTCGGTGAACACCTGCCATACGGTCAGGAAGTTCGGCATTTTCTTCATGTCAAGCGACGCAACATCTTCCTTTGTGAACAATGGGTTGTCGGAGTTCTGTACGGCTTGGCTTGCTTCGTTGAGAGTATCCCATGCTTCGCAATACTTCATAAACGCACCAAAGGTATCTGCCACAAGACCCTGTGGCTTGTTCTCGTCACCACCGTCGCAATAGGTGTATTCGGCTTCTTCGTACACGGGAAGTCCGTCATCACCGTACTTGTAGAAACAGGTAGCCGTGACTGCTTCGCCCGACTTGGCGAATAGGGTTGCGATAATGCCTTCGCAAATGTTCGTATCGGGCTTCTCGGCAAACTCCTTTTCCAAAGTTCCACGAGGTGCGTTGAGGTCTGCTTCGGTAATGTCTGTAATGTCTGTGCGTCGGGCGTACCCTTCGGTCACGAACATAAGCCACATGAAGTCGGTCATGCCTTCTTGGTGAAGGTCGCTTAGAACATAGGGAAGTTCATCAACAGGGTGATTACCGTTCTCTAAGTCCATCTGAATAATGCCACCACCTATTGCTTGGTTGCCGTCATCATCTTGGACTTCCATGCCGACCACGACAAATGGGGGTACATCAGACGCACCCTTGTTGTCTCGGCAAACTTCTGTCTTGCCATGCTTCGTCATCTCTACCGTCTGCTTGGCGCACACGGTGAGGATTTCTTCGTTATTCATACCTAACCCCTTCTAGTTGGTTGTGTGTCTATTGTAAGTAATAGGTGTAGGGAAGTCAAGTCATTTCCTGTGTTATTCGTCACCTAGCCACTTCTCAATGGCTTCGTCGGTCATCAGGCTCGCTTCGTCTTGCGCCACCTTGCGTTCCCACTCGGCTACGGCTCTGTCTATGTGGCTGTCCAGCATTTGCGCTGTTCGGTTCAGCGTCACTAGGTCGTCTTTGCGATAAGGGTACTCGTCGTCTGTGGCGAGGAAATACTTTGCCACTCTATCTGTAATCGCCTTACGGACTTCCATGAGTTGCTGAAAGTCAAGGGTAATGGTTGCTGTGTAGTTGCTTGGTTCGTGTTCCATGCCTTCTTTACGCACACACCGACCAGATGTGTGATGTCTAGATTTGGATTTAGTCCAGACCAGACGGCAACTGCGCCGTCGGACATCTGGAAGCCCCGCCCCCCGCCGCCGCCACACGGGGCTCGCACTTGCCGACGGTGGTGTATGAAGGGCAGGGGTTGGATTTAGCACTAACTCACCGAGCAATAGTTGCTTGCCAAGTAGCGATTAGATACAATGGTCTTATGAGTAAGCGCAAAATCAAAGCCGTGTGGTCTGACCCAGAGCGTCAGGCGTTCGCTGACGGGTTTCGGTTTCGTGCTGTGCGCTTTCTTGACCGACGCAAGCAGACTGCCAAGTACCTGTGTCGTGACCGTGTTTCACGCTTTCGTGACGAGTGACGAAGTTCACACGCTAAACACTTGACGAAGGGCTATTGCGCCCTGTACCTTACATAGTGCCATACACACCTACAAGGAAGGAAAGAACAATGGCACTCTCAATGGAACAAACAGCAAGACTGTTTCTGAACGCACGACAGGCGTTTCAGGAAGCAGAGAAGGCAAAGAAGGAAGCCGAAACGGAACTCCGTAAGGCTCTGGCAAGCGTCGGAGTGAACGAAGTCGTCGTAGATGGTCAGTCAGTCCAAGTCGTAGATGTCGTCACCGTCACCTACGACGCAGATAAGTTGGCGCAGGTCGTCAAGCCCACCGTGTTCCGTAAGGTCACGAAGGCAGTCGTGGACAAGGACTTGATGAAGTCGGCTCTCGCAGTCGGTCTTATTGACCAACTCACGGCAGACGAAGTTTCTACCGTCAAGCCAAGTTCACAGGTGCGTGTGTACGCACTCTCGCCCGAAGCCAAGAAGTCACAGGTGGCAGAAACCACCACTTCCCAGAAGTCGGCTTAGTCCGACAGAAGGTGAGTGGCGTACTCGTCGTAGGTAAGGCGAGTACGCCACTTTCCAATACTTGACAACTATCAAATAAATAACTACTATCGCAATACCTAACACTTACAAGGAGTAAGCAAATGACGAAAGTAAAGCAAGCCAACGCTCTGCCGAAATGCTGGCAGACTGTCCAAGACGCACTAGAAGCAGGAATAGACCGTGTAATCCTGTTCGGCACAGCAGGTGTCGGCAAGACCTACGCAGGTCTGAACTACGGCAAACTTGATGGTGGCGCACACCGTCTTATTTGTACCGACGAAATGACCAACGCAGATGTGACAGGTTGCTGGCAACCAACAGCGTCGGGTTCGTGGTCGTGGCTGGAAGGCGCAGGTATCAAGGCGTGGCAAGGCAACGGCAAAGTCGGTGGTCGTCTGGTCATTGACGAAATAGACAAGGCTGGTGGTGATGTGTTCGCAACACTTCTCGCCATTACCGACACGCCAGAGAGCGCACAATGGGAACACCCACAGACACACAAGGTAATCAAGCCATTAGAGGGCTTCTCCGTTGTGATGACTACCAATGTTGAGGACATGAACGAGTTGCCAATGGCACTCAAAGACCGTTTCCCCGTTGCTATTCGTATCAACGAGCCACACCCCGAAGCACTCTTGCGTATGAGCGAGGACTTGCGTGATTACGCTCGTCAGATGTGTGACGCTGGTGAGCGTCGTATCTCGTTGCGTTCTTTCTACGCATACGACAAGTTGCGAACTTCACTTGGCGCAAAGAAGTCGGCAGAAATCGTGTTCGGCAACCGAGCAAAATCGTTCCTTGACGCTATCCAAGTGGACACAGGCAAAAAGGTTGTCTGATGTCCAAGAACGAAACAAATAACGGCTATCAAGTAGTGGGGGTCACAACCCCCACTCAGGTAGTTCCAGACGCAGAGATGTTGCGTCGTAATGACACCGACGCTGGCAAGTGGACTATCCACTCGTCTAGCGCACAGGCAGGTGAGCCAAAGACGGCAGTAGCAGAGCGACAGATGTTCGTTCCGACTTATGACGACGAACACTCACGCCATGTCCGAGCGCACGAAATGTTCCATGCCAAAGTTTCGCCAACTACGAAACAATGGGAAAAAATCTGGACTAAGCGAAAGTGGGCAGGTGAGCGCACACTCACGGCTTGTGAGGAGTTGCGAGTAAATACGCTTATGCGTGACGCTGGCTTTGAGCCACACCTACACTTACAAGACGGTTCGGAAATGCGAAATGGTATCCAAATGGCTACGCATAACGACTTCCAAACAGCAGTCTTGGCGAGTATCTCGCTAGGCAACACGGCTGGATTAGAGCCGTTTCTGGCAGGTGTCGGACAGGTTCGCCCAGAGTGGGTAGAAGTTCTTTCTAAAATCACCGAAAACGGTGTGAAGTTCTACAACTCTATTCGTGAGCGCAACGACAAGGCAGACAAAGAGGAACAGACTTGGCGAAAAATCCCAGACCTTTCTGCCACAGGGAATAAAGCACCCGAACACGGTTTCGGCTACACAGAGCAACTCGCTAAGTGGGTGGAACAAATGGTCGGTGCTATCGGTACGCCACCACCCAAGCCAGAAAAGACCCAAGAGGGCGCAGAAGCCGAAGGCAAGAAAGGCAAAGGCAAAGGCAAGGGCAAGGGCAAGAAGTCCGACGAGGGAGAAGATGATGACGGTGACGGAAGTGAACTGTCCAAGTTGCTAAAAGCCATCTCCAAGTCGGGCAAGTCTCACCGAACCGAGCGTCAGCATTGGGGTCGTGGCACAGTACCTAGTCGTGGCGCACCCGACAGTTGGGGAACGCTGAAAATCGGTAATCCACCATTGGTGCGTAATGTCATTGGTGCTATCGGCAAAAAGCGTATTGCGTCACCGACGGGTCGCAACCCACGCCGTATGGCTCGCCTACTCACAGACCCAGAGCGTCGTATCTTTGACCGTGTAGTGAAGGGCGAAGGTGGAGTGGTACTCGTAGATACGAGTGGCTCTATGTCTCTGACATCTGACCAAGTGAAACAAATCGTGCTTCACGCACCGTCGGCTCTCGTAGCGCAGTATTCAGGTGGCTCTCGTACTCGCCCGAACCTGTATGTCATAGCGAACAAGGGCAAGATGTGCGAGTACCTTCCTAGCCCGAACGGTATGAACGAAGTGGACTTGCCAGCGTTGCGTTGGGCAGTCAAGAGTAAGCAACGCCCGACTTCACCTGTCATCTGGGTTTCAGATGGTGGAGTGACGGGAAAGAGTGATACTTGGTGCGTGGACTTGGTAATGGAAGTTATCAAGTTCTGTCAGAAAGAAAATGTCTTTGTCGTGCCAACGCCAGCAGACGCAATAGAACTTCTGAAAAAAATCCAACGCCGTGAAAAGGTCACAAGTGTTATCCCCGAACTATTGGCGACAACATACAAAGAAGTGACCAACCGAACTCTCGTCTTGCGATAGAGCCGAGATAGGGCTAGTCGGGTGAAAACACGCTTACTCCCCCGACTAGCCCGAAAAAACACGCAATAGGAAGCGATTACAGCCGAGTTAGCGAACGACTTGATACAGAGGTAGGGGCAAAAATGAGTGATACAGAACTCACGCCAGAGGAACGCAAGAAACTAAAAGAGGTTCTCAACCACGCACTCCAAGCAGAACCAGACAGTCTGTTGAGAGCGATAGGTGAGCAACTCGCCAAGATGAACCCACCAATAGAGTGAACCACATCTTCTCTGTATCGTTCGTAGTACCTGACTGCGAACACGCCGACCCACGAGAAGCGTGGGAAAACGAACGAGACAAAGTTCTTCACGCTCTACGCAAACGACTTTATGAACTCACCGACGAAGCAGGTGAATACCTAACCAGCATTGACCACTTGGTTTCATACTAACCATTTGACGGTGGCGTATGACCTTACTTCTTTGAGAACAACTGCTTGTCGTATGAACGAACCAAGACATAGATGTAGGAAATAACGACGCACCAACGGTACGACACGATTTCGCTAATAACATCTGCTTGTCTCAACACAAGCAATAAACCCCACAGGCTTAGCCCATAGATAGCCCCTGCTAACGCCAACCCACCAAGAGTTGTAAGCAGGATACTGCTTATCGTCTTGTGTTCTGGGTCTGGGTATGGTCTGACTTTGGGAAACTGATTAGGCATTTGCCAACGCAGGTTTGCGAGTGCGACGAAGTATCTGATGAACTCGCTGACGAGACAAGCCGTATTCGTCGGCGATACTTTGTAGTGACCGACCAGAGTTTCTGGCAAGCAACATCGCTTCATCACGCTGAGCGTCGCCTGTCGGCCCCGGCTTGCACGGCCCCCACGACCAACGCGGGAACTGCTCGAGTTGGGCTTGGCGGTCTTGCGCCAGCCTTCCTGAACGATGTTTCATGCGGAGATAACTCACCCATGAGCCAAGCGACACAATGACCCCATCAACTTCCACCTTTGCAGATGCTGGAACGAGTGCGTGTCCATTCTGGTTCACAAACTGTTCCAAAGCCTTTATGTTTCTTGACCATTTCTCTGATGTTCTCATAGTCAAGAGGCTAATACACAACTACTTGTTCTGGCGGAAGCCGGCCGCAGCCGGCAGCAGCTCGAGGGCCGGCCAGGCGAAAACCCCAGAAATACGGGGCTCGCATTCCGGGCCATCCGGTTTATTCGACGGTGGCGGATGACGTGGGCCGTCCGCTCGAGGGAATATTTGGCTGGGGTTGCAAATTGGCGTTGACACCTGTACTGTGCACTGCTGAAAGGAGACATCATGAAGACCTACACGAAGCAAGATGTTGAGAAAGTCAACCCAAGAAGTCTTATTGGCAAGACCGCAGCCATGACCTTGGACGACCTCACCGTCAGTGTTCGCATCAATGACGTACGAACGCGTTTCGGGCACATTGACCTTCTCGTGCAGCCAGTTAACGGCTCGGGCGAGAAATGGGTTGAGCGCCATCGCGTGACAACAGTCACTGAAGTAAACGCTTGACATTCAGTAATGGTGGGGTGTAGGGTGCACCCCACAGTAACTATCTAACTAGGAGAAGTATGCGAGAACTATACCTACGACTAACGGTGCCCGATGAGTTAGACCCTGAGGAAATCGTTGAGACCATGTGTGCTGATTTCTATTACGGAAATCGTGGACTCATGGAAGAACGCTTTCCAAATCAGGACATCATGAGCAGCATCAATGTCCACATCATTAGAGGAGAGGTCAATGTCCTCGCTCAATGATGTGAAAGAAAGTCTGGAACACGCCATCCATGTCCTGAGCGGCATCTTGGAAGATGTCAAATCTGGCACCTACACGCCAGAACAGGCATACAAAGACGCAGACTGTCTGATGATGACCGAGGGTCTTGATTTCATCTCGGCTATTTCTGACTACGCAGAAAACGGAGAAGAAGATGCTTAATACACCAATAACCAGCACACCACGTACAGTCAAATTAATTTCGCATTCAGAAACAAAAACTGAGCCATGGGGAATCAGTGTCTCGTTTGTTGACGGTGAGCAATCCAAATCACTTGAATGGTTCTTCTCTTCGGACGAGGAAATGTATGCAGCCAAAGAGATGTGGGAAACAATCATTTACGCTGCAGCAGAATTCAACTACGCAATTGATGACGAGCAAGGAGAAGCAGATGATTCTGAATGAGATTTACCGCTACTGGATGGTGCTTCGAGCACGCATCTACTTCTATCGAGAGGGCTACAGAAACGGTGGTCTCCCGTGCTGGCACTGCTGTTTCGTTCCTGACGAACTTGATGGCAAGTTCTACCCAGTGTGGTTGACCTGCACGAATCCAGAGTTCGGTGGAGCGCCAAATGACGGCTGCAACTGGGGAAACATATGACCTGTTACGACACCGCGGACTGCGTCGACTGTGGCGTCGACTGCATGGAGATTGCCGAGTACTACATGGTCACCGACGCCTGTTGGGCTCGTGCTGGGATGGGAGCCTACGACGGAATGCTCTGTATTGGCTGCCTGGAACAGCGCCTAGGTAAACAACTGCAGCCACGCAACTTTAAAGAGTGCCCACTGAACTGGCGCAATGTCTGTATCCCCGAGTACGCGTCCATGCGATTGGTCTCGAGACTCCTTGGAGGTCCAACCTCGAAGTGGCGTAAAGGCGCGCTCGAGGTCCTCGAGTCGATGCTGCGCGGCGATGACAATGCGCTTTTTGCCAAGACTCTTTTATCACCGGGCTAACCGAACGGTGGTGGATGACTTGACAAACAATCAATTTAAATGTAAGTTACTAACACAAATAGCCATCAACGAGGAGGCTTAGGCAATGTCTATTGGACCACTTACCGCCACGGGGGAATCGGAAATCCGAGCACGTGTCGAACTCACCGAGACGCATTTAATCACGCGTTATTACTCCGTCTGCGAAGGAGACCTACCTGAGAACTGGAGCAAACTCTCACCAGATGAACAGGCAATATTTCTTAAACTTCGCTGCAGACACATTCGAGACAATGTTGATGAAATTCAAGAACGCACAGACGGCGTCTACTTAACTTGGGACAAGAGTCATCCCCAGTGGACGGTTACCTTCACGTACACAAATACTGAAGTTGTATCAGCACCCACCAGAGAGAAAGCAATCGAAGTTGCGCGCGATGCGATTGCCCAGACATATGGCAAAGACAGCCGAGATGGCGCTGCGCGCGTGCTGGGTAATGCGGACGTCGATGTAGAGAAAGGGAACTTCGGGCTGTGAGAACTTTGCTGCTGCCGCGCGAATTCGCGACCGGTGTTTACGTAACCTCCCCAGCCACTGGGAAAGAATGCGTGTACATGTTTGAACGAATCCTGGATGAGGAATTTGAACGTGTCAACTCCTGGCTGCAGGCGCATCCGGGTGCCGAGCCTGAAGAGATTCTCTGCATGCTGCACGACATCGCACTCGAGTGGGCGGCCGAAGACCTTGGTTTCGATGAGCTCGACGTGCTGTCCCCTCGAGAGAAGGCCCAATTGGAAATCGTTTATGTCAAATAGAAGTATCGCAAAGCGAACGGTGGTGTATGACCTTCATGTTTAGTGATGAAGATATCGAACAGTCGATGGAGTCAGTGTTTATTTATGACAAACTGACACGTGTTGGGTTCCCCTTAACAAAAGACATCGTATGCATCGATATCTCCGCGTTATCGCAAGAAGAACGACTTGCCGTCTCGGCGAATCAGATTGATGAAGTTGCAGCAAAACATGGCTTAACGTTAATCAGTCAACTAGTATTAGCTACACAAGTACTTGGCTTTGTTTTAAACGAGCTGTACGCCAACCAGCCGCAGCATATACAAGACCAGGCCCTGGCCAGTGTGAAGTCCGCGCTGCGCAAGATAACCAAGGGGGATGATGAACTACCTGGATGAGGCTATGAGTCTTCGTGAGACGCTGCAGCTAGCACGCGTCCTCGAGCTCCCGCCGGTTAGCCGTTTACGAATCGGTTCCCCGTGTAAATTTATTCGAAAGCTGGACCTGGTCGTCCATATCATCCTCCCTGAGGTGATTGAGAATCGCGCGCCGCGCCTGGCTCGTTACCTACGTAAGACGTCTCCCCGCTGGGGTCGAAGCTGGAGAGGATGGCAATGATTGCTTACATGTGTATGTGCATCATATTAGCTGCGGTCCTATCGAACTAATAACTATTGGTGTACTATAAAAAACCATGGCAAATGGCAAGACTAAACATTGGCGATGCGCGGAATGCGGAACGCAAGTAACAACGCACGTTGGAATAATCGGCGCGCCAATCTGTAGCAATCCAAAAACACACTCGACTCGACGCATCCTGATGGAGCAAGTCAAAAAACTTCTTACTGCTTAGTAGTATCGCTAAGTAATTGACGGTGGCGTATGACGTGTGATAGAAATGTCAGATGCTTACTCTTACTACGTGGAATGACGCCGCTGCACAAAAAACTGAAAGTATCTTCGGGGCTGTTGAAGACAGCTTCGTCGTCGTAGCTGGCATTCGTCAGTCCTTCGAACGCCTTTCTACGTCATATTTTCGAGACACCACGTTTGATTCGACAGAAGCCAAAACAAACGTTCATGCACTCTGGCGAGAAGTTGGTTCAAAAGCAATCAAATGGGGACAAAGCAACAACATCCACATCACACCGGATGTCCTGGTTTCTACGTTGATTCGCAAGCAGCGGGACTATGGACATCACAACATTGCTAAATACGGCCGGCAAGGCCTCATCATTCGAGTACACGACAAACTCGCGCGTCTCGAGAACTTGACAAAGAGCGGCACAATTGCCTCAGCACAAAACGAACCAATTTCTGACACAGTTCTTGATATTGCCGGCTACTCAGCAATCGGCATGATGTGGGAACACGACTTGTTCTTATTGCCTCTCGTATAAAAAAAGTGTGGTGGGAGGAGTCAACAGGCCACCTACCAACCTTTGACTACAACTCCCACCACTTGCCACAGGAGGCGAGAAGGGGAAACCCCCCGCAGCGCATTAAAGAGTAGCTCTTCTGGTTTTCGCTGCGGCGGAACCCCACGGGGCTCGTATTTGGCCTAATACTTCGACGGTGGCGGATGAGCTTGCCGGATGGCCGGCGGGGGAATAAGAAGAGCTGTCATCAATCGACGCCCAATACACCTTAAGCGCGCCGCAAGTACTCACAAGTCAATCGGGCCAAAACCCGCATCTGCAAAAATTGGGGGATTGGTAGTACAAACTCGTTACCCATCGAGAATGCGCGGCTATCGCCGCTCGCATTTCGAGGGGTGAATCATATTTTCGGAAGAACAAATGTTTTTACCGACACGCTCAACTACTGGCTGTATCGTCTTCCCAGTTACTCGTAGTACTTGTCTCTCAACCAGGGGTCATCCCCGTGGATAACTACCAACCCCAATAAGAAATGTAGTCAAAATTTTTAGACCCTGTCAAGTATCACTTTTTGTGACTTTTGTCACCCATTGACATATCCTCCTGCAGCCTGTATCCTGGCCGGCATGCCTACCGCTAAACGCCGCAATATTCCTGATTCAGTTCTCGAACAAGCGGCTACGGTCCCTCCAGGAGCCGTGACGGCCCTCTGGGAGCTCTGGAAGGCCATACACACGTCAAAGAGGGGCAAGGGGCATCAGCTGAGCTCCAGACGCGCAGAAGACATCTCCGTAGCTGTAGTGGCTTTCGGATTCGAAGCATGCGTGCGCGCAATCATTGGCGCCTACTTCTCCCCATTCCATATGGGCGACAATCCGGCCCTCAAGCGCTACACCAATATCGAACTGATTCTTCGATACGGAGAGAAATGGAGAGTAGCTAAGTTTGGAAAGCTCTACCTGGAAAACAAACAGGATGCAGAAGAGTTGCGCGGACAGCACCTCGTCGACTACCGTAACCTGACGGTGGTAGAAGAAGTAGCGGAGGAAAAGTAGTGAACTCAGAAGAACTAGAAAATACGGTCAAACAAATCTACATACACTGGAATTCCACCCTAACAAGTACGGCCAAACACCGGAAGGAAATACTTGAGGTGTGGAACAGTGCACTACATGATTTACCTCACTCTTTGGTAACCCGTGCAGTACGTGAACTCACCTTAACGGAAACGTTTATGCCTCGCCCATCACAAGTACGAAAAAAAGCAATCCAAATATCCGGTAAATTAGTTCCACCACCAGAACCAGCAGCCGCCTGGATAGAAGTCCAGAAGCTCGCCAGAAGCGTTACAAGCGGCGCTGTGGACATAAGAGAAATCGACCCCTGCGTACTGGCCACTATCCACAAAATGGGCGGACTGGCCGATATCGCCCACAACACAAACGGCGACAGAACACAATTCTTCGATGTATACAAAACGGTTGTAACAGAATGGGAGTCCCAGGCATACGCCTTTGTGGACTAATATGCGCTCATGCGCAAACGCATGGGACGCCCAACAAAAACAGCTACTGGTAAATTCTCTACCATTACCATTCGCATTCCGGCAGATAAGAAAAACTTCATAACCGATTTAGCTGATGGCTACGACATGACCATCACTGAATATCTGCTCACACTTGTGGAACGCGATGCCTCTGGAACCCCAACGCGCTAACGACCCAGACGGAAAATACAACCTAAACGTCGTCATACCTGGTTGGCTCAAAAACCAAATCGTCGACCACTGCAAAAAGCTCGGCGTCAGCATTCAAGACTGGGTTGGTGCGCGCCTACTGCTCGACATACGGGAAGAACGAGGGTTGCCGGCTGCACCAGAAGCTGTGAAGGGAATACCAGACGTAGTTGACGTCGTACGGGAATGGGCTACCGGCGAGAGATTGATACAACCCTGCGGCAAAACCGATTGCAATCCAGAATGGCAGCAATTACAAAAGATGAAATTCTGTTCAAAATGCGGCGTTCGCGGACTTTAGAGGGTTTTTAATCGCCCCACATTTGTGAGAGTGTCGGTCTGATTGGTCCGATACCTCTCCTCTTCTGTTCTGCTTGCAGTTGCCGAGAGGTCATCCCCGCCCAGATGCCATGCATGTCTGCTACTGGAAATTCCAGCGCGTAGTTGAGACACTGGGTTGATACCGGACATGCTGCGCATAGCGCTCTTGCTTCTGGAATGTAGCTGATGTCCTTATGGGACTTGGGAAACATCAGGTGTGTCAAGCCTTTGCATTCAGCGAAGTACATCCAGCCTTTATCTTGTATATCACTTGCTGTTGGTACGTTTGCTATTTCTTGTCCGTCCGGCATTTTGACTAACTTTCTTTACTGGTGTGGTTGGTTTTTTTGTGCCGGAACTCTCTTGTACATAGGTGTGATATGGAGCACCTGTGTGAATATCGAATTTTGCTGCTGCTGATATTGCTTTGGTCGTAGCGAGTCTTGCTCCTGCTATGTCTAGAGATTTCTTTTTGTTGAGCAGGATATGGAGTGCTCCAAGTGCGTAGTCTCCTCCTGAGCCGATTGCGTAGTAGCCGTTTGAGTCGGAGCACCATGCGTAGTCTCCGTCAATCACATATATGACTCCATGTATGACTGCTAGAACCATCGAGTCATGTTGAGCGATATGGCTTCCTTCTCGTTCTGGGGTTGCGTATCCCTGCTTTTCGAAAGTTTCTCTCAGGACAGGTATGAACTTATTGGTGATGAAAGCGTCAAGCTTTTTGCCTCTGAGATTACTTGGAGGGGTGGGTGGAACGAACGCATGATGCAAGATATTGATTGCTCTCACGTCCCCAGCTGCTCCGAGGAGGTATGGACCGTTCTGAGCCACCTTGGAGAGGTTGGACCCCAAATGGGAGATAGGTGAAGCTGCTCCGTCTTCGGATACAGAAACGATTCTGGAGTCAGCTGTTACTACGGCAAAGCCATCCCCCTGTATTGCTACTACGGTTGTCATGTCTCTTGGAGTCCCTCTGTTATGTCTGTAATGCGTATTCGGAATTCAGGAACCGCGAAGAATGATTTGCGGCCGAAACTACTTGGCTTTATATTCAATACCTCGCAGCATGCCCCATCCGTTATAGATGTGCATTGCCTCGTACGAGAATTTGTGGTCCCCTTTGTCCTCATAGGACACGACTCCGAGACCTTGCTGCCAGTCTTCCACAACTGTTAGCGGGCGTCCGTCAAGGTCTATCCCGCCTTTAGTTGAGGGTACGGCGCCGTCGACTTTGGCAAGACAGCCTGGCGATGCGGCCATGATGGTCTTTGCGCCCTCGTAGTCTCGTCTGGTCTTAAACGCAGTTTCAACACGGTGAATGTGTCCATAGATGACTGAAGTCTTCTCGGAGTTGAGATACATATGCGCGGTTGAGCCATTTGACTTGACTCTGGTTCCGTGGATTACTCGGAGCTTTTCATTAATCCAGAATTCTCCAGCCGGGTATCCAGGTCGGTACTCGACGTCAAAGTCATCAAAACGACAGAGGCTTGGAACCGACATTACCGGCCAGGACTTAGGGCTATCCCCCTTGCGGAGTCCAAAGGTTGCTTTGGCATTGTCCAGAATGAAGTTAGGCAACCGCTCTTCGTGGTTGCCGGCAAGCCAGACAATCTTTGCCTGTGGAGCAGCAGCACGCAGTTGCGCCGCCAAAACAGTGGCTCTATCGATTGAGGCTTGGGTTGTGAGGGCAAACGCAGGGCTGGTTCGGTACTTGCCCAGCTCTGGGAAGTCGATGTTGTCTCCTACGCACACGACCAATTCTGGCTTGATATCAGCAATCACCTGGAGGGCAACCGAGATGGCAAGCTCGTCATGGGTGGATTCGAGCTTTCCGTCCTCCCGTCGGTAGTAACCGATTTGGGCGTCTGGGACGATGACTGCCTGCTTATATGGTTTTGTGACCTTTTTCACAGCCGGCATCTTGGGCAGGTTGATTGCCGGCCCTGGCTGGATTACTGGCCACTCTGGACCAGCCTCGAACGCAGGGCTGAACTGGAAGTGCCAAAGGTCATGGACTTCTGCCTCCCCCTCCAGGTTCTTAATCAGCGTCTGGGAAGTTGACACCTTCTTAATTTCCCCGATATCATCAGGATTGATGCCCTTCTTCTGGAGGGTTTCTGCCAGGGCGTTTAGGAACTGCTGGCGTTGTTTATCCACAGCTGGCTTGTTGGCGATTTTGGTCAGTTTGGATGCGAGGTCTTTGCTCATTTTGTCTCCTTGACAGGGAAGCACTTGCACTGGCTTCTGGTTTCCTCACGGAAGCAATGGCGGTGACCGCGAATGGCTTCGCGGGAAATCACAATCCCTTCCGTCTTGAGGGCATCGGAGATGGTTTTATCCCCAACTTCACTACTCATGACTTGCCCGAAGGCGTCACGTGTATCATCGTCCATTCCCTGAACCACCTCGCCGACACGGCAAGGCATTTTGGACATCAGGTCTAACAACGTATTCTTTAGCATTTATCCCCCTTTTAGTGAGTGAGCGGCAGTGTGCGACATTGAATTTCAAGATGGCTCAATGTGCAAACGTGCATGGTGTATATTAAACCACACAGGTGTAGTTACGTCAAGGACCATGACTGGGGATTTTTGAAATGAAGGAAAACATTGGAGCTAACAGGGAGTTATTCACCCCAATTGAGCTCCTCATTAAAGAAAGCTCCCATCTAGGACCAGAGGAGCTTGCAAAGCGTATAGTCAATGCGGTATCGAACACTCCAGGTATTAGCTATGGCAACAATGAGGAGATAAGTCTATT